TTATGTTGGGAATTGCCATTGTTCAATCTCCTGTTCAAGTGCGGTTAATTCTTCGGGGGTTTTAAATGTCAGTAAGCGGTCTTCAAATGCTTGAAGTTGTCCGATAATGATGCCAATCACGACAGCAAACTGGGCGGATTTCTCAATCACTTTTTCTACCAATATTTCAAACGGCACACCACGATTTTGGGCGATTTGTGTGAGCATTGGGGGTTTCTGTTGAATTATCCGCCTGCCACGCTAACGCTTCTTTCTCTTGGCGGTAAAAACTTTCAATTTCCGTTTGTGGATAGCCTGCCAGCAATCCATTTTTAAGTTGGTCGGCTTTGTTCGCTAATTTATTGAGTAATCCCTCTTTTTGTTGTGCAAAAAGTGCGGTTTGTTTTTCGGCTGAAATTTCCCACGTGAGCGTATCAAGATTTAACACATGTGCCGCACTGGGTTGTGGGTCAATTAATACAGGGTAGCCTGTTTTGTCTGCAATGATTTGCTTGCCTCGAGATTGTCCGTTAAGTAGCTCAAGATAGGTTTCTTGGCTAATTTCTACCGCACTTTCTGGCACAAAACCGCCGTCAGTGTCATCAAAAAAGCCGTTTTTGTAATAGATTGTCATTGTTTTTCCTTGTGTGTGTTTTTTTAATTTGTTAATATCATCATATATGATGATGTTTTCTTAAATATTGCTATGCATAATATGCCTTTTTCTGTCCATATTCTTACTCAAGTTCGAAAAGCAATAAGTAAAATGCCTCAATCATTACAAGAAAAAATCTATTTTGATTTAGATGATCTTGAAACTTATGGTAATGAACTGCAAGAACCTAAAGTGAGAGATTTAGGTAATGGACTAAAAGAGCTACGCACTACCGCAAAAGAAGGAATTGCTCGGAGTTTTTTCTTTTTTCATATTGGCAAGCAGATTTTTGTTGTCCACGCTATTCAGAAAAAAACACAGAAAACACCTAAACAAGATTTAATGCTTGCGAAAGTACGTATGAAACAATTAAAAGACCAACTAAAACCATAGGATAGTCCAAATGGAAAAGCTAGAATTTATCTCTCTTGAAAACCTTAAACATGATTTAATTGCTCAAGACCCTACTTTTGAAATTCGTCTTGTAGTACATAAACAACAACAAGCTATAGTACAACAATTAAAGGCTGACCGTTTAGCCAAACACCTTACTCAACAAGACATTGCTAACTTAACAGGTATTAAAACGCAAAATATTAGCCGTCTTGAGCGAGGGATGGTTATGCCAAACGCCGATACCCTTATTCGTTATGCTCAAGCCTTAGGTGGAACTTTTCAATACGTTCCTGCATAGCTTTTGTGTTATATCTTTCTCTTTAGCAAAAGAAGAAAGTCTTGTTCCTGTTTTAGTCATCGCGATCACGATCGTATGTGAGAGACTTTGCGAGCCCACCCGCGCTAGGACGGTAGTAGTGTTCAACCACTGAGCCGTCAAGTCTACGTCTTACGCACTCCCTATTACCGCTTCTTGGGGATGGGCTCGGGTTTTGATTAGCTTCGCTATTTACCTCTTCGGCTGTTGGCACATCGGTAACAATTCGTTGATAAGGTTCCCCTTTCCAACGTCCGATAGCGGTAATATGCAAAGTGCTTTCAGAAATATAGACGTAATTTTGTGAATAAGTAAATTGACATTGCGTATTTGAGCTTTGAGCTTTGATAGCATAATCCAATTTCCACATTATTACTTTCATGGAAACTGGAAAGTAAACGATTTGATTGCCCTCTCGGATTATGCGTGTGACTTATATTCGCCTTTGTACTCAGCAACTCTCTTACTGGCTCTATATCATTTAACTTAACCCATGTGCTCCAGTTGTCTTCGGCTTGGCTTGTCTGATGTCGCTCATACATGTCTGTGCTGTATGCCACATAAGCCAATTGACGGCACCAAGCTCCATCATTTCCAGCAATAACTTGGATGTGACAACTGGTCGATACGGGCAGATTTTGAGAGCGGCTTGCTTGCGTAATTGCATAAATCCCATCAGTTTTGAGTTCGTTTAAATTTCCACGAAACTCTTCTACTTTAAAATTCCCAATACCATAGCCTGCAAGTGTATTAGGCTTGCCTTCAATATCCGTATTAAATTGGGGTTTTGCCCCAGCGTGGTAGATTTTTTGGCGTTTGTAGGTTAAATTGCCGTTAGCGTGCATACGAAGTGTGCCAATCTCTCGGTTGGTTGATTTATATTCGAACCAGCAATCGCCATTGTTTGCCCCGATATTTAAATAGTCTCCGCGTGAAACATAATGCGGGCTGTCTGAAATACGGATATTTCTTTTTGCCACAATACGATTTTCAAAGGATTTCTCGCCATTAATGCTTTCGTTACCATTTAAACCAACCTTTCCATCTACGGTAGTTTTGGCTTCTACTGCTTTGTCATAGGCGGTTTTCACGGCTTTTGATGTTGCAGCTTCGGTTTCGCTGTCGCTGTTAGTGGCTGAGCTTAGTTGCACGATCCCATATTGTTGTAACGTTGCCCGTGCAATTTCATTTAAGGCAAATTCCCCAACCACGCAATAAATCGGGGAAATTATCAACTTCGCCTCGTTTTGCAGATGATGCAAAAATGCTTTCATCTGGCGTACTTACTAATGCCATATATGACCTCTTATGTTAAGTTGAAAAGATATTGCACACCTGCTTGGCGTGGCAATATATCTAAATGATTGATTGCGAATTTCTTAAAATCAGATGTGCTCGCACTTGGAACAGAGATAGATACGGTCATATCGTAGTTATCGACAATGTGACAACCTTCTCCGAAAATAAATAGGCACGCCTCAATTAAGTTTGGTAGCGTGCCTATTTGGTAGTTTTTAAGGATTCTGCATTTAATCAGGAACCGATAATCATCATCGGATAATCTGACGGAATCAGACAGCGGGTCTCGTTTACGATACCATTGCGCACCGCCTAGTCTTTTTTGGCTAAATCCCAGTGCATTGGGCGAATTGCGGAAACCGAAAAATTTACGTAATTGATAGACATTAATAACCCGAAATTGCCCGACGTGTTTACCTACTTCGCCTGCACGCGCAGGAGCTTGTTCATAAGCATAACTCATCTAATTACTCTCCTAACTGTTGTAAGTTTTGTTGAAATCTATTTTTGGTGCAGCTTTAGGCTCCGCATCACCAAGCAAAATACTGCCGAGTGATTTACGTTCATCCGCTAATTTCGCCACGACCGCTTTTGCTGTTTGATATGCGCCCGAAATTTCCTCATCGGATAATTTGGCTGCCTCATCTTTAGTAAAAATGCCCTGCGCAACTACCGCACTTTCTTGGATTTCACGCACAGTCGAGTTGTCCGCAAAATTGACTTCTTTAAATGCGGTTTTAGCATCAGCCAACACGGCAGCTTGTTTTACTTCTGCGTCACGTTTTGCTTGTGCATCTTTTAGCTGTTGAATTTCTTCATCTTTAGCTTTAAGGCGTTTTTCAAGCTCTTCTTTTTCCACATCATCATCCTTTTTGTTTTCAGGTTTAGATTGTTTTTCTTTTGGTTCGGTTGGTTGTCCGCCTTTTGGCTCTTTACCTTCTTCACTACCAGACTTTTCTTCGTCCTCAATTTGTTTTTTCTGTTCGTCCGACAACTTGATGCCGAACGCACCTAAAAACGCATCGAGAATTTTTGCGGTTTTCCCCATAATGGTTTTATCCTCATCGGCAAGTTTTACACTTCCACCGCAGCGACCCTTTGCCACAATCGCTACGTGGTTGCCGATCATCGGCGACATCTCAAAATCTGCATCTTGTACAGTGGATGGCTTAATATCGCAGTCATAACCACAAGATAATTGCTCAACGCCATTCTCCTGCACGGTTTTAATCGCAGATTCATCATAAATCCAAGCCTCTGCCGTGAGTTCATCGCCCACTCGCTTAACATTACGCACGACACCGACAGAGAGCTGTTTCCAGTTCTTCGCATTCACCCCATCTTTAGGATGACCAACGGTTAATGTGGCATTTTCAAAACTCTTAATCGTTTCATCGCTAAACAAAGATTTCTCTGTGCGAGCGACCTTTTTAATGCCGTCTTCTTTTAAACCTAGTTCTGTAGCGAGGTAATCAAATACCCCAACTTTTGAAATGGTTGCTGGCACAACTAAAAAACCATCTTTAGTGATGGTTCTTTGTGTGGCCGCTTGAGTAGTTTTGTCTGTAAATTTCATTTATTTACCCCAATAAAAAACCCGACCATTTCTGATCGGGTTGTTTGTTTTTTTGCAATATCACGCCAACATTTGGCTAATTATTGTTTGCGCTACTTGTTTTATCGCATCAAGTGATAAATCAAGGCTTTTGCTTTTTATCGTAGTTTTTAAGCTATTCCAGACAGTATCATTGCGGATTTTGTCTAAGAGTTCATGACCTTGCCAAGTCAGCGACCGAGCGATAAGACTCATCTCATTTAGAGAAGAATAATCTATCGCTTCAATCAGCCCTGCACTTTGCAATAACTTAAAATGATAAGATACTGTTTCTGAATCGAAACCAGTAAATCCATCAGGTAATAAACTCCCTCTAGCCTCTGACTGACTTTCCAATTTAAGCAATATAGAGCGAATTAAATCCCAATTACGTTTCATTCTTTGTTATCTCTTGGCCAAAGCATATCCACAATCTCATCATAAGATTTAGATTGGCTTTCTGCTTTTTCAGCCTCACCAATAAGACGATCCATTTCTTTTACTGTGTCATCAAAAGGTATTTCATCAGTAAATTTTTTATGGATGCGATACAAGACTGCATCTCTCATTCCAAATTCTACTGGCTTTGTCAGTAACTCATACATCCATAGCATCAGATATTCAGACAGTTTAATTTTTTCACCGGAATGACGGCGAGCTGTATTTTTCTTGAAAAGATCATCATCTGTGTATTCTTTTCGCATTTAGAGCTCCTGTAATTCAATCAGCAAATAGCTTTTAGTTTGAGTACGTTTTAACACTTTAAATTTGGTGCCTGATTTAAATAATACTTCATCTTCATTCGATAATACACTTAAGCTTTGAATTATTTTCCCGCTCTTACTATGAATTAGCAATCTATGAGGTAACTTCTTAAAGCGTTCATCACTATAGCTAGAACTTGAAAATCCCTTCTCTATTACAACACTGCCAACAACATATGAAGATAATATACTCTCTGGTAAATCAACATCACGCCAAACTTTACCTTGGTAAGATGGTATTTTATTTAGCGCATTATTTGACTTTAGCCATCATAAGTATTGAAGGGGCGGCTTTATCTTCCCTTAATTGAGAATTTATTTTTGCATAACTGTTAGTAGTATAATCTCGAATCGAAACTGCCTCTTTAGTAGAAAGGTTATATTTTTTTACAAACTCCATAGCAACAGGATTTTGCTCCATATCCCCTACATGATATCTATATTGAGAAGGAGATATGGCTTCTTTTACCTTATCCACTTCGTACTGCTCTATTATTTGTTTTTCTTGTTCAGTATCAAGCACCGGAATCTGAACACACCGACAATTAAAATCATGACCAGGATGACCAGTATCAGCTGGGGGATTTGAATATTCAAATATCTGCCCATCTTTTTCCGCATGGCTTTCGCGTACACGCTCATCAAGCGATGCTGACCACATATATTTTTTTATGCCAACCTCTTCATGTCTCGCTTGCGTTAAGGCGGCATTTAATTTTGAGGACTGGTCTCGCGCAATAAACATTGCTCGTTTTTCGGTTGTTTTACCCAAGTCTTTTATTTGTGCTGCAAGGTCTTTATTTAAAGAACCCCGAACCATCGCTTGCATGACGGCATTTTGCACTTTATCAAGATATTGTGCGCGAATAGACTTAATTAACTGGATATTACCAGCGGTCAATGCATTCAATTCACTCTTTCAGCAATATTTGGACTATTGCGTAAATAGGCGGATAAATCGATACCAGTTTGATTTTTCAAATTGGTTGATACTTCAGCATGGTTTTGTGCATCACCACGACTAACGAAGCCATTGGCGATATTTTCAGCTTGAGAAGTGCGGTCAGATTTTTCGTAGTTTTCTAATACTTTCATCAGTGCTTTCGCACTAATCGCTTGGAACCCTTTCGCATCATCCATAAAAAAAGAGCCTTGCGGTTGTTGCAGGGCTATTTCTACATCATCGGTCATTGTTTTGACGAACTGCTTAAGCTGTTGTCTATATCAAAGCTCCGTTCTCTTGCTCATCTTCACTGGCTTGAACTTGCGTGCTTTCGCCTTCTGGTTCTTCAAAATTTCTGGCAAGTTCATCAGCATTTTTCATTTCCTCAATATCATCAGCAGAGATATTAGCAAATAAACCACTTTCTCGGAGTTCGTTTGCCACTTGATATTCATTTACTACGCCATTTTGAATTAACGTATTTGCCGCTGTAGCAAAGGTATTAAGCATATTGACTTGTTGTTCTTGTTTAACCACCGTCAATGGTAAAAACTCAAACCACCAGTCATCAGGTTGCCCACCAAATAATTCATTGCATAGCAATGTATCAAGCACTTCAAGCACAGGACGCAATCTTGTTTCTTGCAATCGATGAATGGATTCGTGATAGTTTTGAATATCCTCATCTCCACTTGCCAATCCCGAAACAGATTGCCCAAACAAAATGGTGACTGGTATATCTGCCGCACCTGCCACCGCATTGCGAAACTCTGTCAATAAATCTTTTAACCCACCAAAAGATAATTCTTTTCGGTCGTACTCATTTTCCGTATCAAGCAACAGACTATTGGTTGCTGATTTAATCGACTGCACCGCTGAAATGACATGAGCCACATCATTTTCTAAGCCAGCTGAAATCTTGTCAGATAACCCTGCAATTTTGAAAATATCGATTTTACTTTCAAAAATAAGGTCGCCGACATTCGCTGAGGCACTATCAAAGCGTTTAAGTACATCAATAATCTTTTCAAGGTCTGATACACCCCAAATATCGTTATCAGATAAAGGCGCATCATTGGCATTAATGATTAACAAGCGAGAATGATGCACTAAAACAGATTGTGTGCCGCCAGTAATGATATATTCACTGTATCGACCAAAATTTGCGGAAAACACATCATCATCTCTTTGCCCTGTGGGAGAAATCTTCCATTTAGGTAAGATAATCAACCGCTTTAATCGTTCTGTAGGCTGCAATGGCGAAGTGATGTTAATTGTGTCAGTAACAACCAATAAACCCACTGCCCCATACAAACTAGACCATTGCAACGCTTTAGTTAATGTCTCACGCAGTTTTAATCTACGCTCGAGCTTAGTGAACTCGTCTAGCTGTTCAGATTTTAAGTCATTCGAGAAAATATCGCGCCAGTTACGCACCATATCTTCCGAGCGTTTAATACAAACCTTATTTGCAATCCAATTATCACGCCATAATGCTTCGATTTGCATTAAGTCATCGGTTAAGCTAAGCCCACGAGCATAATATGTCTGGTCTTGTTTGCTGCCTAACTTTAGCGCAAGTGATTTGATGCCATCTAAAATATTCATCTTATAAATCCAGTAGTGATTTAGGTTTTGTCGGGGCGTAGCACATGACTAAAGCATCCGCCATATTTGGAGAAGGTATGCCACGTTTTTTCATATCCTTTTTGCTTTCAACCTTTACCCGCCCGTTATTGTCATAATCAACACGAGGACGTGATAATTCTGCTTTCAAATACTCAAGCTCTTTGATTTTGCTCGATAGGCTTATCAGTTCATCGTCAGGATAAACATCCCCATACTTTACTGCTCGATAGGTTTTATAGAATCTATCTCGCAACGCCCACCAAGATTGGGCTTTAATGTTCGAAAACATATCTTGATTCTTTTTGCCTTTGATATATTCACGCTCAGGATAAGCAACTGCACCACCAGCATTAAATCCTTCCACTTGTAAAGATTTTGGCAAGCGTTTAAAGTGAGCTTTTACTCACGCATCTGCTCCATATCTTCCATTAATTCTTTCGGAAAATATGGGTTGTCTTGCCAATTCACTAAGACCGATTTACACCGCTCAGGCGGATGAATCACAAAACGCTGATAGGTATCATCAAGAATATTCTTCGGGTTAAAGCTCACAATAATCTGCGAACCGTCTTCACGAATGGTTGGAATCAATATATCCCAACTTTCTTTTGAAACATTCTCGCCTTCTTCTACCCAAACTACATCAATGCCTGTCATCGACTTAATCGAAGTAATGTTAGTTTTCAGCCCCGCAAACGTGAAGCGTGAACCGTTTTGCCCGATAATTTGCGTTTTCTGAACATCAAAAAAGGCTTGCAAGCTAAGCATTTCAATCTGATCTGCCAACATCTGAATCACAGAATCAGAAATCGATTTCTGAATTTCACGGCAACACAAAACTCGAACAGGCGATTGATAGAATTGGCTTTATTGAATGATTACTCTGCCCTTCGAGCGTGGCGTGAACACTTAGGTTTAACCCAAGCGGAAGTGGCAGGCCGTTTAGGAATATCTCAAGCTGCTTATTCACAACACGAAAATTCACAGACCTTGCGTAAAAGCACTCGCATTAAAATAGCGACAGCACTTGGCATTAATCCCGCTCAATTAGATTTTTAATCTATTTACCGCCTTTTGCTTGATTAATCCACTTATTGAGATGATCTATTTGGCTTGCGCACTTATCTCGCTCTGCGGTTACCTTAACAAGCTGTATGACTACATCGCCGTATGTTTCTCCAGTAAATGCTGTTTTGACACAAGGTGCAGTATAGGCTTGAGGCGGGTAAATATATTCTGCTTCAGTCGTGATTTTCTTTGTGCAAGCGGTCAAGAACAGACTGAGGCAAACGAGTGTGAGCGCAAGGTTGTGTCTTAATGATTGTTTTAACTGATTCAGCATTTTCTGTTGCTATCCTTTCTATTTCATTATTACGCTCTTGTTGCTCAATAATGGCATAACGCTCTTGTTGTAACGCAAGACTTAATGATTTGTTAGCATCTTCTTGTTGCTGGATAGTATTTTCTTGTTGCTTTGTCGTTATTTCCAACTCATCTATAACGCTAGATTGGTAACGCAATGCACCAATCAAAACCACTACAACAGCCCCTAACGCTATGTAAATGTACTTAGTCATTATCCGTTACCATTAATGCTCGATAGAGCTTGCAACGCTCATCAATGCCATTTAGTCCACCATTAATTCTTCGCGTGACTTTTTCGACAGAATTAAGCTCAGCCAACTCATAGCACTTCCAATACCACACAGCAGTTTTAACAGATAAATCTAAATTCCCTGCCACATCTTCTGGCTCAATATCTCTACCTAACCATTTTCTAAATGCGGCATAATTATCCTTACCTGTAATCTGAATCAGTCCACGACCACGATACTTCCAACCATCTCCACTTTTCTCATCGCCATTACCCAAACGATTAGCATAAACACGATTGGCAATAAGTTCAGGCTTGCGCTCATATTTCTTCGCTGTAAGAGGGTCTGGGAAATATTTACGGAAAGTTTTAGAAAGCCCAAGCCAAGAATAATTTAAATTTTCTTTAAATCTTGTAAATCCGCCACTTTCATGTCCACATTGAGCTAAAAACATCGCTTGCTGCATCTTATTCACACAACCTGCTTTTTCTATCTGCACCGAAATAGCTTGATAAACACCTTTAACTGCGTGTGGAAAAATTTTATTAAATGTCACTTCGGAAATCATCATTGTCATCTTTTTCAATTCTCCGATTAATGAATTTAAATAAAAACTCGCAAATTTTTTCAGTACCAACAAAACCAATCATCGTACCGAGAAATGAAGAATATTCTGTATGCCCAAATAAATGCGTACAAATTGGTACCGCAACACCCGCAATAGAGGCACACATAGCCGCATCAATTAAAACATAACGAATAGCTGGCTTTTTACGCATAAACCCAAATCTTAAAAGAGAAATAAATAACGCCCAAAAAGCACTCTGTGCTGAGCTAGAACTAAGATTTGTTTGCAACCAAGACCATATTAACGCCCATACATCAGGCTCTTTAATTGGCATATATTTTCTCCCGCCTGTTCTTTAGGCAATAAAAAAGCCCACGCATTAACGTGAGCTTGTGATATGGCAAAGGCGCAAGGATTCGAACCTTAATCAACGATTTTGGAGACCGCTGTCTTACCATTAGACTACGCCCTTAATAGTTTGATAACAAAAAAGCCCCGACCGTTTCCGATCAGGGCTGTAAAAATTTATTCGGTGAACATCACTTACACAACGACCACCTTACATCTAAATGATAGGACAAGATGACAAGGTTTGTCAATAAGTAATTTTGATATTTTTTGCATTTTGTCGTCCAGTTTGCAGAATAACGAACCCAATTACAAGAAGTTCGTGAATTATTGCCTTCGCTAATTTTAGCTCTTTTTCAACATTCCGTATCATCGTTTTAAGGCTTGGAATGCGAATATCTGGCTTGCCTGCACACGGCTGCATTTTTATCTCTCCGCAGTTTTCACGGAGTTTAACCGCTATATGATTAATAGTGCCTTTATTAACATAATAGGAAAATACGATATAGTGTAAAGTGCGGTCGTTTTTAAGGAAAAATCTCCCAACAACTTCGCTAATCATCATTCCTGTTGAGTCATCACAAATTGGTTCATTTGGCTCTGTAGGAATGACTGATTGCATTAGTTTTGCAATAATATTTAATTGCGGTTTATCAAGCCTACCGCTGCGCACCCAAGCACCCCATTGATACATATAACGGTCAACAAATTCTTCTTGTTCAATCGTTAGTTCTGATAATTCGCTAAATTTACGCATTTATTCCTCTAACTCCTTAATTTTTGCCTTGTAATGCTTAATCATCGCCTTGCAATCTTCAATGGTGTATTTCTTCAGTTCGTGGTCTTGCCGTTCTAACCAAGCTACCTTATCCGCACTGATTTTATTGACGAGATTAATTCGATATTCGATGATATTCCCGCTCTTGTGATCATTACAAGGGGCGCATTGTTTATGTATGTTGAGCTCACAAAATCGTAATTCAGGGCAAGCCCCCACACTCCGATAATGCCCTGCGTGGTATTGCCCTTGATGATACCGACCGCAACTGATACAGGGTTCGTTTTTATCTCGTAAACGGATAAATTTATTAAATACTGATTGTGCCTCTTTCAGCCATTCTGAACGACTTTTTAATTTAGCCTTACGTTCCCTTTGCTTTTTCTTCTCTGCTAGTTCTTGCGCTTTTTTCGCATTATCTCGGGCTAATTTAATCGCACATTCAGGCGAGCAAACTTTCTGTGTCGAGCTAAAGGTTTTTACAAACGCTTTGCCGCAAACTTTGCATTTATACTCTTTCGCCATTAGCCAAACACCATATTAAACATTACCCAAACTGCCGCAATCAAAAGTACAATTTTTAACTCCAAAATCTCATCATCGTTTAAGCGTTTCATTTAAATCCCCATCTATCGTTAAATCTCACGCCATTTTGCACGCCCCAACTGGTCACATACTCGATAAGGCTCGCCATTCTGCTCACGCTCATTTGAGCCGAACTTTCACGGATATTCACAAATTCCCCCTCAAGACCTGGCACAACATCTGCTTTTTGGTTTGTGGCGATTGCGTGACCCGAAATAAACAATACCTTCCATTGCTCCATTGTGAGCTTACGCCCCATAAATTCAGCCTGATTTGCAACATCTTGGCACATAGCGTGAAACTTGGCATTTTGCTCAAGGTTTCGTGTTATTGGTTGGATTTTTACGACCAACGGCTTTTTATCGTCTGTTGGCAGTTCCTTGATTAAATCCAAGCAATTATTTTTAATGCGTTGATCGCGTAAAAAGAAAGGTTTGTATTGGCTCATAACATCATTCCCAACGCTTGAATAACATCGCAAAACTCATTCTTTGTACTCCACACCTAATCTTCTAACCCAAAATAACCGCAAGATTTTGTTCGATTTACTGCGCTGTATTTGCTTACCTGCGGAAACGGTATCGGCTCAATTAAGTGACCGTTACAACGAAAACGATCGTCATCCCATTCGCTGCTCGATATAAAATAATCTGGCGTATAAAAATCCTCTAATTCCGCACCGCACTTTGGGCATTTATAGCTTGTCATTGCAATGCCCCTTTCCCTTTCATCATTGCCATCAAGCTATCGCGTGCCTTATCAGCCTTCGCTTTATCGTAAAAACTTAGCTTTTCAGGAATCATTTTTGGAATATCCTCAAAAGGAAAATTCGACCGTACTTTTTCTGCCGCTTTTGTGAGTAATTTCGGAATAGCTTTCAACGTGTCCTCTTCCGATTTTTTCTTGCACTTTTCGTACAGATTTTTAAGCAACCAAAATTCCACTTTTGAACGATATTGAAATTCATCCCGATTGAATCGGGCATAGCCTAAGAAAGTGTTATAACGTTGATATAATTCCGCTTCATTCGGTAAGCCCAATTCGTGGTAGTCTTCACTGCACCAAGCAATAAATTGTCCGACACTTGGGAAAAATGGACTTTCAGAACCTGCTGCACGATCCAATCCTCGTTTTAATGCCAATGGGGTCATCACATCCGCTTTAATCAATTCTTCAAGCCATACTTGCTTGGTTTCGTTGTAAGTCTCAATGCTGTCAAATGCTTGTTTCCAAGCAGGGAAAAGCGACTTCAATCGGGTAAACATCCTGTCAATTAATTTCGTTGCATTGTCGGAAACATCGGATTTTTCGACCGCACTTTTCTGAGTTGGTGTGATTGCGTTCATCGTAAATATTCCAGAATTAAACTTGGATCGACGTTTAATTTTCTTCCCACGCCCCATGTGCCGTTATCGGCGAAAGGGTCATTGCTTGCACTTGAGTTTACCGTTCGATTAGGTAAGGACTTCAGAGCAAATAATCCAGTGTAGGTGTTGGCGATAGATTAATCCAAAATCGCCCTAGCCAAATCAGGACTTCCCCCACAGAGTTTTTCCAAGTCTCGCAAACATCGCTTAATCGTATCTTGAGTTTTAATTTCCGCCCGCTTGACTTTACGCATTCGGCAATAAGCGATCCATGTCTCACGATCGATATAATCCGGCAAAGGAATATTCTCTGCGTTGATTTTCCCATTTGCAGGCGTAGCCGATTCCCCTTGGGGGGATATAGGGGGGTTATCTTGTATATTGTTTTTAATATTGTCTTTTGTAGAGTCCCAATTTTTGGTACTGGTACTAATCCCATTTTTTGGTGCTGGTTTAAAATCGTTATTTTCATCAATGAAAAAGTTGAGTGAAAACTCGTTAATTTCACCTTGTTTACGTTCAATATTAACTAGATTTACCGACTCTAATTCTTCTATTGCTGCATAAGCCGTTTTTCGATCTTTTATGCCGCATTGAGCCATAAATTGAGAGGTCGAAATACGATCTGAATCTTTTCTCCAACCTGTAGTTTTCCGTGCAATGAGCAAATAACATTTGATTGCCTTGCCAGAGAGTGAATCTAAGTATTCATCAACAAAAGAATTTGGTATTTGAAAAGAATTTGGAATAAATCGACTCATAGCATCAACTCCGAAGCATAACGTGAAAAAACACCGAATTGACAAGCGGCGATAAAGTTAAATGTCTGATTAAACTCTTCATTACTAATAAAGCGACTCAGTGTGCTAGGCGTGGTTTCCATACCTTCCGCCACCTCGTATTGCTTTTGCTTGTAATATTTTTCGATAACCTGATCCGAAAGCACTCTTGCAGATCGCGTTAATTTATTGCGTGCCATTGCGTATTCCTGTTGGTAAATTAGCTTTGAGGCGGAAATACATCCTCGATACAAACTTTTGCTCCAAGTGAGTTCAGAGTTTGAACAATCTTCTGAGCAACACTTAACGATGGAGAACGTAATCCAGTCTCATAATTAGCAATTCGTGGTTGGCTCCATCCGATATGGTTGGCTAGTTGTCGATGAGTAATCCCAAGTTGCCCTCGAATCTGTGAAAGGTTATTTATTGATAAATTTCCTTTTGTGATTTTTTATAATTCATTTAATCACATAACGGCATTTATATCAATCACAATATGAAATTATATGAATATAACGTAACGTGTTATTATTTGGACTAAAAGAAGGAGAAATTAAATGGCTACACTTGGCGAAAGAATAAAAGCGTATCGAGAACAGTTAAAAATCAGTCAAAAAGAATTAGCTGAGAGATGTAATAATATTGATACCAAAAGTGAGAATGCGCGTTGGGGACAACCGAGAATTGCTAATTATGAAAAAGGCAATAGAACGCCTGACCTCGAAGATATATCTATCATAAGTAAAGCACTTAATATCCTGCCTGAGGTTTTAGCCTTCGATTCAAACATAAGCGAGATCAAAGAGTCAATTTGTCGTTATCCATTATTAAGCCCAATCCAAGCAGGACTATGGACTGATATTAGATCGCTCGAAGGATTTGACGGTTACGAGATGATCCCAAGCACAGTCATCGCCTCTGAAAATTCCTTTTATCTACGAATTGAAGGGAAATCTATGCTCCCCCGATTCAACGAGGGCGATCTGGTTTTAATCGATCCTGATATTGTGCCAACGCCAGGAAAATTCGTGGTAGCAATTAATGGCGACAACGAGGCAACATTTAAACAATACAAAGAGCTTGGCACGAAAACACCAGAAGGCATACCGCACTTTGAGCTTGTTCCGCTTAATCCAATGTTCCCAACATTAAGCTCACTCAACCAAGAGATCCGCATTATTGGTGTGGCAAGAGAGCGCGTAGAAACGTTATAGCGTGGAGTGAAAATGTGGGTTTAATGGGTTGTAATGGCAACGGTAGAGGAAGTGTTATTGGATAAGAGAATGGATAAAATCATATTTATCAGAGAAAGAATGGAAATGGGGATAACCCGTCCCTTTATTTGTCAAACAGATAAAGAGAATTGGTTTATCATAAAAACATTGTCTATGATGCCAATCAGTCAATTATTAGCGGAAGTCATAGGCTCAACACTGGCTCATGAAATAGGGCTCCCGTGCCCAAGTATTGATTTTGTTGAAATAACGCCGAAATCAACCCAATACGTTTCTTCGGAGTGGCGGCAAGACTTGCCCAACGGAATAGCATTCGCATCATCATTTGTGGTAAATGCCAAAATTGCCAAAACCGTTCAAGTCAAAAATCCTGCATTTTTATCGGAACCAGAACAAAAATTACTCTATATGTTTGATCGTTGGATTTTAAATTCTGACAGAACCGCATCACAAGTCGGCACAGGAAATATTAATCTGCTTTTTGACGAACAACAGCAAAAAATTTTAGTGATAGATCATAATCTTGCTTTTGACGAAAGAGCTGATTTTTCTGAACATATCTTTTCACCACAGAACAGAGAGTGGCGACTTGACTGGGTGGATAAACAAACTTTTACAGACAAAGCTATTGACACACTCAAAAAATTTGACCATATTTATCAGTCCATTCCTGATGATTGGTTTGTTGGAGACGAAGAATTTCACAAAATTGAGCACCAAATCAACCGAATAAAAGCACTTTTAAACCGAATAACACAAGAAAATTACTGGGACAACATAGAATGAAACAACCTATTTTATACAGCTTTGTGAGGTATCGTCCGTACTTTGAAACAGGCGAGTTCGTCAATGTTGGCTTATTGATGTGCGAGCCCGAAAAGAAAAAACTCACTTATCAACTTGTACCTAAAAATAACAAGCGCGTGAATGATTTTTTCTATAAAAGCAAAATGTTTGAAACTGTCCGCGAAACGATTAATGATGAATTACAATATGTCGTTAATCAGCCATTTAACGGAAGTGCGCAGGATATAGCGACTTTTTTTCACCATTACATTGATGTAAAAGAAGGTATTGTTCAATATAGCAATGCTGCGGTAGGTATGGTGGATGATCCTCAAGATTATTTTAACAAGCTATATACGCAATTTATCCAAAATGCTGGAGTAAAAACAGAAAGCCAAGAACAAGTGATTTTGAAACATTACAAAACCTTGTTTAGACAAGAAAACGACAGTGTTCTTGCACAATACAAACAATATATGGTGAATGGTGATTTTGCTAAATTTGCCCTTCCTTTGGCATTGAAAAACCAACAAGATAAACATATTTTAAAAGCGGTAAAACCTCTTGCATTCGATCAGGTTGAAAGTCCGAGCATGATTGAACATTGTGATAGTTGGGTAGCGAAAATTAATCGCGCAGAGCAAGAAGGATTTATTAAAAGAGAGAATATTTTATTTGCGCTTGATACACCAAACACAGCGCATAAAGCTAATATTCTCGACACAATTAAGCGAACATTTGATCACTTCAAGTTACAACACATTAGCTGGAATGAAGATAAACAAATTATTAATTTCGCCAAAGCAATCTAACCTTTAAACCGTGCACTAACGCCACCTCATCTGATGTCTCCGACATCAATGTCGGAGACATATCAACCACAATAAACCGCCTCTTCTGGCGGTTTTTTATTACTCAAATCTACCCTTGCTTAAATTCGCCAAATCTTGCTTATCTCCATCTCAATTTACTGCAACTCTCTAAAAATCCACCCTCATCATACTTGCTTAATTACAACTAAAACTTGCTTACACTCACAAAAGCACCTCAAAAATCAACCGCACTTTTCTATTCTTGCTCATATACTGGTTAAAAAACAAGCAATCAAACACTATTCTCAAAAATTTATTTCTTTAGAAATCAACAATATAATCACATTATGAAATTTTTTAGATAAAAAATCACAATTTGTATTGATTATATTATTTCAAAATGTGATAATAAACCCATCAAAACGAGATATACAATCTCAATGCTCTTTAAAAATTTGTGATGAAAAAAGCCCCTTTCGGAGCTTTGTTAATTAAGCCATTTCAACCTTAGTTGATTGGTTAGTTGATTTAACTAAGTCAATAGCGTGTAAACAATCAGTGTAGTTTTTATAGCTTTCCCCGCTATCTGCAATGATTTTACCGTTATCCGCTTTTAGACGCCATCGCCATTCAATGCGAGCGTCCACATAAGTTTCAAATTTCATAAGGGGTTCCTCAATGAAAAAGTATTTATTCCATTATTACTTCCAAGGCACCAAATGGGCATGCGATGTTTACGCAAATAACCCGGAAGAAGCCAAAGAAAAAATAAAGGCAATGTCCCAAGCTATTTATGACGGCGAATTAAAATTTGAGATTCACATCCCAGAAAATCCGCTTTCAAAACTAGCAAGATTAGTTGCAAGGATAATCAAAAAGTTTACTTAAGTCAGTGACTTTCATCACAAATTTTAAACAATTTGGTTAAAGAAACTCACTCGGCGGAAGCGCAGACGGAAGCCCAACGGTGCTAAGCGGTCGTTAGATTGAAAGCCCTAACCTACTTAGTTAAGAGTGAGTTTTAAAGTCTGCCCATGCAAAGCCAGTGAAAAACGGTGCAGTTGCCGAAAGTGGAGCTCAAGCAGGCGAATATCCCAATGTGGATATTTCAAAACACATTTGCTAGTACAGAGACACAACGGCATGTGAAACCGTTGCGAATGATAGATGAAGTGTGTTTTGAAATGGCAGACATAAAACAAACGAGGTTAAAAAATGGAAGAAAAAAAAAGAAAACAGCCTATCTGAAAATGATAAAGAACTGATCAAACAGACCGTATTGAATTCTGTTGAGAACGGCTGTTTAGAGCCTGAATTACTTGCCAGACGGTGCTGTGAAGCCTTGGAGCGCATTAATCGATATGGCGAACAAACAAGCACTGGGCGTGTTGGAATAAATGTTACCAATTGTCCTGAATGTATTTAGCGACATTAGGAAGGCACCCTATTCTAGACAAAATCAGCAAAGACTGATTGGCTACTCCACTGACCGCCTGAAAAGTGCGGTCTTTTTTTAAACATTTGACACCGCCCTCACTTCGGATTAAGATACCTCCACTTTCAACAGAAAGTCGGGAATTGGCGTTCCTGAATTGATTAGGGCGGTATAGATAGCACGCTCAAGCGTCTTTTTTTATAGCCGCAAAACAGTAAATCTACCTTTTACTAAAATTTTAGTAAAAGCCCAATGATGAACTGTTTGAGAGATCGAAAGATCGCCGTTTACTCTAATCAACGGTACGCCAATCTTGAACAGTTCATTACCAACAAATTGGCGTTTGTTCGTGATGATTTCTAAAACTTTGATTAGAGAATCACAAAATGACAAACTCAAACTTAATCCCTGTTTTTAACGGCTTAATCCAAAATCAACCTGTTCAACTTTGCAACGCTCGTGAACTTCACGCATTCCTAGAAATACAAACTCGTTACAATGACTGGATCAAAAACCGCATCAACGAATATGGATTCATCCAAGATGAAGACTACCTCGTCATTACCGAACGCACCAACGGACGCCCACGCAAGGAATATCACATTACCCTCGATATGGGTAAAGAACTCGGTATGGTCGAAAGAAACGAACAAGGCAGACAAATCCGCCAATACTTTGCCCGTTGCGAAAGAACATTAAAAGCCTTGCAACCAACCACAACAGCTCGCCTTGCTAGAACTCGAAAAGAAATTCAGTTTTGA